CTGCCAGCCGCGTTCGTCGCGCTGGTTGATGCTTGTGCTGCTTTTGTCGTTGCTGTGGTGGCACTGCCAGCAGCGTTGGCCGCACTGGTCGACGCTTCAGCCGCTTTTGTCGTTGCTGTGGTGGCGCTGCCAGTCGCGCTTTGCGCTGCAAGAGCCGCGTCGTCCCGATAGCCGTATGCGTCGTCCCTGGCGTCCTCTGCGGCTACCAATGCGATATTCGCACTGCTTGCGCTACCCGCCGCAGCCGTTGCGCTTCCCGCAGCCGCAGTGGCGCTGCCGGCGGCAGCAGTAGCACTGTTTGCAGCATTCGTGGCGCTGGCGCCAGCATTCGTGGCGTTGGTGGACGATGCCGTGGCGCTAGACGCTGCATTCGCCGCGCTGGTGCTGGCTTCAGCGGCCTTGGTCGTCGCGGTAGTCGCGCTGCCCGCCGCGCTGGTCGCGCTTGCCGCAGCTTCGCTTGCCTTAGTCGTCGCAGTCGTGGCGCTGCCAGTGGCGCTTGTCGCGCTGGACGCAGCTTCGCTTGCTTTGGTCGTCGCGGTGGTCGCGCTGCCCGCAGCAGCCGTGGCGCTGTTAGCAGCAGCCGTGGCGCTGCCCGCTGCGTTGGTCGCGGATGTCGCCGCTTCTCCCGCCTTTGTTGTCGCGGTAGTCGCGGCTGTGGAGGCCGTCGTGGCGCTGGCGGCAGCGTTGGTGGCGTTCGTGGACGACGCCGTGACGCTGGACGCTGCATTCGTCGCGCTGCCAGCAGCAGCCGTGGCGCTGGACGCCGCTTGCGTGGCGCTGGTTGCGGCTTCTGCTGCTTTTGTGGTCGCAGTGTTCGCAGCAGCCTGGATGTTGCTCGCGCTTGACGCAGCCGCGGTAGCAGACGTAGCCGCGTTCTGAGCCGACGAAGCGGCCTGTGTAGAACTGGTGGCCGCAGCGCCGGCACTAGTCTGTGCGTTGCTGGCAGAGGTGGCTGCTTGGCCGGCGCTTGTCGCCGCAGAGGCGGCGCTATTCTGCGACGCTGTGGCAGATTGCCCCGCCACGGTGGCGCTGGCCTGCGCTTGGTCCTTAGCGGCATTCGCGCTGGCAACCGATGTCTCAATACCGCTTGCGGTGTTTAAAGCGTTCTGTGCAGACCCAGCCGCGGCGGTAGCTGCGTCTTCGGCCTCTTCTGCGCTGGCCGCAGCCGCTTCGGCTGCTTGCTTCGCTTCTTCTTCAAACGCTTGTATCTGCGGTGAGGGGCCACGGCCAAAGAACGACGCTGTCGCGCCGTCTACGCCGGTCGGCTCTTGCACGACCACGTTGCCTGGCGGTGTGCCGCCTTCAGCCTGCTCCAGTGGTGGAGGGTTGTCCTGTGAGAAAAATCCGCTGCCCATCAGTAACCGCTCTGGATCGACATGGTGGAGCCAGAGACTTCAGCTTGGCGGGCGTGATCCATCAGGCGATTCGCGATGTCGTCGAACGCTTGGCTCCACAGCCCGATCTTCTCCGGCGGCACTGTCATGTACACGCCAGCGGCAACCAGTGCGCCGTAGAGGTACAGGTCGGGCGCCAGTAGGAACACGCTGTTGTCTGCGGTGGTGGCGGATAGCCGATCCGGCTCCGCGAAATAGATCATCCGCAGTTCGTCTTCGGTTTCCGTTGTGTCGCCAGGGTTAGGCCAGAAACGCAGCCGTCCGCCTTCGCGCGCAAACGCTTGGGGCTTGCCGCTGGCACTGCCGCGTGACATCAGGTCAGTGAGCGAGATGCGGTCGAGAGGCGCGTCGTTGAAGAACACGTCTTTCGCTTCAAGAAAGTCGGCTGGGATGTACGCCATGCCGTCGCTGTCGGTGTCGAGCAAAACGACACGCTCCATCGTCGGGATACGCAGCTTGTGGTAGATGCGGTTCTCGGCGAAGGACACAAAGTCACCCAACCGAGCATCAGACAAGTCGTCGCGGTTCAGCCAGTCGGCGACCGCGGTTTTCAGTTCGGTGTAGGTGGTTATGCTCACAACTTACCTCCGCGTGTCCGAAGAAATGCATAGTCTGGATCGTTCAATAAAGCAACCATGCGAATTTTATCTTCGGGCGAAGGAGACATTGCGTTGATGCCGTACTTCTGCTTCCACTCAAGCACTACGGAGTAAGGGATGCTCGCGACCTTTGCAAAGTCGCCAAATTTCGTGCCGATGCTGTCGGCCTGTGCGCGTTTGTTCGCGTCGATGATTGAGGTCACATCCTGCGTGTGCCGCAGTGTGTGAAGCCCCGTGTTGCGGTCAAACTCAAGTGTGGTTTTAAGTTCGTCGGACATCGGGGGTCTTTCATTCAAGAGAAAGAAGGAGAGCGACACCCAACTGCCGCTCTCCCCCTATTACTTACGCGGTCAGCGCGCTCGCCAAGCCCGAAGCTTCGTCGTTTTCGCAAACGAGCGTCAGTTCGGTGAGCATCATGCGCTTCTCGCTGTCGCCGTCCTTCGCCAAGACCGTGGTGGCCATTGGGCGGAGAACTGCACGGCTCCAGTACTCGGTGTCGAGAACCAGGGCAGTGTTGGCGTTGAGGAAGCGGTTAGGAACCACTGCAACTTCACCAAATGGCGAAACGTACAGGTCAACTGCGTTGACGACCTTCTTCTGCGTACCGAAGTCGCGAGTGCGTCCCGAAGCGGCTGCGAAGCCGGCAACGATCAGCGAGTGCGATGGAGTAACCTGAAGCTGGTTCGGGTTACCGCCTGCGGTGAAGACCTTCTGCATAACGTCCAGAAGGATCGTTTCAGTGAACGCACGGTTCGTACCGTTCGTGTTGGTCGTGCCAGCAGCGATCTGGTTCTGAGCCGAAGTCAGTTCACGGGCAGTCGTGCCGTTACCAGCAGTACCAGCCTGTGCGTTACCCACCATCGCGAACTCGATGTCGCGCTTGATTTCCTTGCCCTTCTTGGCAACGAGGCGGGCCAGTTCGTCCGCACGACCGTAAAGGCCGATGGCGCGAGCCGTACCGGAGACTTCAACAACGCCCTTGAAGATCTGCGTGTTTGCAGACTTCAGCGTGGTGTCAGAAGCGGTTGCAGCACCAGCAGCCGCACCTTCAACAGCCTTGTTGGCTGCGGGTGAGGCCAGCTTGTCCTGCTGCCACTGGTGGTTAGTAGCTTTCGCCTTGGACGTGCCAATGGACGAAAGGAATGGAGTGTCGGTTGGCGAGATGTCATAGATGATGTCTTCGACATCTTCCTGCTTACCAACCAAGTCATAAGTTTTTGCAACGCCAGAAATTGTAGCCATTTTGATTTACCTTAAGCGATTAGCCAAAAGTGAAACGGCATCGTCGATCTTCCCAGAGTTCCGAAGCTGCTCACGCTGCTTGTTCATCTGTTTACGGTTGTGGATGACCTTAGATTCCGTTGCCCTTTTGTCAGACAAAGTTTTGGTAGGTGCGACTTTGACTTTCTTCTCAGTCACAACCTTGCGACCCCTGTGGTACTGCATGGCACTCCAGATGGACCGAATAGCGCGGTGGTCAGCGATGTTGTTGAACTCTTCCGGCGCGAAACCCAGTTCTTTCTGAGCAAACTCGCCAATCTGAGCGTACAAATCGTTATTCCACCCAGGAATGCTCGCCTTCAATATGGCGACCGCTTCTTTGGCTTGCGCCTTCAACGCGGCTTCCTGTGTCTCTTTGGTCCGCTTTACGAAGTCTTCCACCTGTCCACGGATACCGTTGAACGTCTGGAGAGAGTGTTCGTATGCCTGCTTGGCTTGGCGGTACTGTTCAGGGTTTTCCACCGCTGCGCGCTCCCAATCAACGCCTTGAAAGCGTTGAACGTCAGCACCCACGGCGGTCAAGAGACTGTTCAGTGTGGAAGCGTAATACTGGCTTTCTTCTTCGACAGCCTTACGTTGTTCCGCAACTGCTTGCGTCTTCTTGGTGTAGTCACTCTGGCGGAGGTATCCGAGTTTCACCTCTTCAAGCGTCAGTTGCTCGCCATCGATCTCGACTAGCTGTTCGGCTTTGTCGTCGTCTTCGGCGTCATCATCTGACTCCTCTTCGGAATCGGCTTCGTCCTCTTCGTCCTCGGTTTGGCCGTCTTCGGCTTCCTCGGAATCATCGGCGTCGGCTTCACCCTCGTCCTCGACTACTTCTACTTCGCCCTCATCTTCGTCTTCGGGCTTTAAATCGGCCTCGGTGTCCGCCGTGTCCTCATCGGGGGCGGTATACAACGCAGCCAAACGCTCTTCAGCACTCGGTGCAGAGTCCGTTGCGGTTTGCTCTGTCACTTCAAGTCTCCTGTGTAATCGAATCTTGCAATTGTTTCAACTGAAAATGATTGATGCGAGATGCGATATTGTTGACGAACATCTGCGCGGCGCGGTGCAGATGAAATAGGGTTTCACGTTCGGCCTGCGCGCCCAGATCCGACATGAAGAGTTTTTGTTCGATATCCGCCAGCAGCGATGCGTAGGCGTCGTTGAAAGCGTCGTTGTTGAGCAAAGCACTGGCCTTTTCGGCTGAAAGCTCTGCGCCATCAATCCCGTAGTCGATATCCATTATTCGGGTTCCTTAAAAAAGTCCGCCAGACCTTCCGCTGCGTCTGGGATGACGCGCGTCTTGGCGGCTTCGGCAATCGCTATGCGTTTTTCTGTGATCGGGCGCTCTACGCGCTCGCCTGCCTTGTTGTAGCCGTATTTGAGCTTGGTGTACTCCTTGACCATCTTCTTGTACGCCTCGCGTTTGGCCTCGGCCTGGGTGCGGGGGTTTTTCTTCTTCTGGAAAGCCTCTACGGCTTTTTCAAAATCAGTCATTCTCGTCCCCGCGATTGCCGTTCTTGTTCTGCTGCGCGGCGTTCATCGACTCAATGTCGATGTAGGCCATGTCAGTCTGCTGTTCGTGGCGGAACTCTGCGGCCTTCAAGATGAGGTCGGCAGAATCCTTCTCCTGCTTCGCGATCATCTCTTGCGCCTTGGTCGACAGTTCGACACCGATCTTCTCGGCTTCAAGCACCAGCTTCTCTTCTTCGACGCCGGCCCTGCGCTCGTCGACCATGACCTTGCGCTCGTCCAACTCAAGCTTTTTGAATTCGATCTGCTGGGCCATCTGCTTCTGCTGCTCGGCCTGCTGTTGGTTCTGCTGCATACCCTGCTGGTATTCAGGCGACATCGGCGACAGGAGGTACTTGTCCCCACCCTTCAGGCCCATGAGATCCACGGCGCGAGCCAACAGCGCGAACCGCTGCTGCGTCTGGTACATACCGCCCAGCGTCTGGTCCTGCGGGTTCGCAGTCCACATCTGGTCAAGCATGGTCAGCGTCCGCGCTTCAGCAGCACGGGCGTCTGGCGTCAGCGCCACGGCCACATCCATCTCGGTGCGTTCGCGAAGCTGCTTGGGGTCGATTGGCACATACTTGCCGCTCAACTGGACCATGCGTGGTTGGGTGTCGTTCTCAATCGCCAGGCGGTAGAGATCAAACATCAGCGGCTTGAGGAAGCTCTCGGCGAAGTTACGCGCCATGACCATCGTGCGACGGTTGCTGGCGTTCATGTACCGCGTAATCAGATCGCTGCTGTTCTGCTTCGACACGACGTCGCTGTCCATGCCCTTCGACATACGGCTGGAGCCTGAACGCGCTTCCTTCTCCTGCTCAAGCAACTCCATCGTCGTGAAGATGTTGG